AGCCGGGACCGGGCTCAAGACCGCCTGGCGCGGGCAGATCACCGGCGCGGGGCTCGGCCGACGGCTCGCCAACTCGATCCGGAGCCAGACCTATCCAAAGGCAGGCGAGAGCCTTAACGCCGCGGCGCTGGTGTGGTCCAAGGCCCCGGTCATCGTCGGCGCCCACGACACCGGGCCTCTCATCCGCTCGAAGGACGGGTTCTGGCTGGCGATCCCGACCGAGGCCGCCGGACGGGGCCTGCGCGGCGGCAAGATCACTCCCGGCGAATGGGAGCGCCGACGCGGCCTGCGGCTGCGCTTCATCTACCGCCGCACCGGCCCGAGCCTTCTGGTGGCGGAAGGGCGGCTGAACAGCCGTGGGCTCGGCGTTGCGTCACGCTCCAGGACCGGGCGCGGGCGTACGACGGTGCCGATCTTCCTGCTGGTGCCGCAGGTCAAGCTGCCGAAGCGGCTGGACCTTGCGCGGGACGCGGACAGGGCACTGGACGGCGTGCCGGGGCTGATCGTGGCGAACTGGGTGGAGGGAAAACTTTAGGACGCGGTCCTCAGCCGCAGCATTGGTCGCCCTGCTGGACCGGCGGACAGGGGACAGTGCCGTAGGAGCAATAGACGCAGCAGTCTCCGGGCTTCGGTTTCAGCACGGTTCCGCAGGACTTGCACGCGTAGAACCACTGGCAGGCATCGGTCGGCATGGTTTCGGTTTCCGAGCGACCGCAATGCGGACAGGTCAGAGTGCTGGTCGGAATTGGTGAAGTCTTGCGCATGTCGAAGACCCAAGGGCTGGACGGTCAGGCGCGAGCCTCGGCAGGGCCGTCGCCGCGACCGCTGCGGCGCCGACGACGGGGTTCCTCCGTGTCTCCGAGACCCTCGAGGGCGACAGGGGCCTTGCCGGGGAATTCGACCATCAGCTTGAGCGAGCCGCCCATCGCGCGCACATAGCTCGACAGGGTCGAGAGCAGCAGATCGCTCTGCCGCTCGTATTTCGCCACCGTCGTCTGCCGGATGCCGAGGGCTTCGGCCAGCTGGACCTGCGTCATCTCCTTGGCCTTCCGCAGTTCCTGCAGCGTCAGGTATTCGGTATGGAGCCGGTCGGTCTCGGCCTCGATTCCCGCGCGACGGGCCGCATCGAGCGTGGCCAGCTTGTCCTTCAGGGTCCGTGCCATGGTCCTCATCCTTTCCGATTGGCCAGATGACGGTCGAACCGCTCATCGGCCCGGGCGATCAGCTGCTTGTAGAAGCGCTTCTCGCTCACCCCCGACTTGTCCCCGCCGACGAGCAGGATCGCCTGCCGGTCGGGATCGAATGCGAAGGCGATGCGCCATACGCCATCGGCGGCGTTGCAGCGCAATTCCTTCATGTTCGCGTGCTTCGACCCTGTCAGGGTATCGGCATGCGGTCGACCGAGCGATGGCCCCTCGCGTTCCAGCAGGAGCGCGCGCGCGAGGATCGCGTCCTGCACATCCTGCGGGAGTTCGTCGAACTCCGGCTCGAACTCCTCTGCGAACGAAACGGTCCACGGCATCCGGTTCTCATGTCCTGCAGGCTATATAGCCTTGAGGCACTAATCTTGCAATGACGATCCGCGGAGCGTCTGGACATGCCCACCCCCCGCGAAACCATCCTGACCGCGCTGCACGCGCGGCTCTCGGCGCTGCCCGCAACCGCGCTCCGCGGTGAGGTGCTGCCAGAGCGCGTGCCAGCCGGGGGGCTGCTGATCCTGCGCGACGGTGAACCTGGGGAGCCCGAGGTCACCCTGTCACCGCTTCGCTACCACTACCAGCACCGCGCCGAGATCGAGGCGGTGGTCCAAGGCGCCGACCGTGACGCGACCTTCGACGCGCTGCTTGCCAGTATCGGCACGGCACTCGCCGCCGACCGTACGCTGGGCGGGCTCTGCGACTGGGTCGAGCCGGAAGCGCCGAGGTCGGTCGATCTGGCCGTGGAGGGCGCGGCCAGTCTGAAGGGGGCCGTGATCCCGGTCATCCTGCACTACACCACGGCCGACCCGCTGGGCTGACCCAACCGACAACAGGAGATCACCATGGCACGCGCGCAAGGGGCGCGGGCGCAAATGGCGCTTGCGTTCGAGACCGTCTATGGCACGCCGCCCGCGAGCGGCTTCACGAAGATGCCGTTTGCCAGCACCACGCTCGGCGCCGAGCAGCCGCTGCTGAACTCGGAACTGCTGGGCTACGGCCGCGATCCGCTGGCGCCGATCAAGGACGCGGTGACGGCCGATGGCGACGTCGTCGTGCCGCTCGACGCCGAGGCCTTCGGCTTCTGGCTGAAGGCGGCCTTCGGGACACCGACGACGACTGGCACCGGCCCCTGGACGCACGAGTTCCGATCCGGCGCCTGGACGCTGCCGAGCCTCTCCATCGAGACCGGAATGCCCGAGGTGCCGCGCTACGCGATGTATTCCGGCTGCGTCCTCGATCAGTTGACCTGGCAGATGCAGCGCTCGGGGCTGCTGACGGCGACCGCACGGCTGGTGGCGCAGGGCGAGACGGTCAGCACGACCACCAGCGCGTTCGGCGCACCCGCCTCACCACCCGCCGCGCTGGAGCTGAAGCGCTTCGGGCATTTCAACGGGGCGATCACGCGGAATGGCACGGCACTCGGCAACGTGGTCTCGGCCGAGATCACCTATGCCAACAACCTCGACCGGATCGAGACCATCCGGAGCGATGGCCGCATTGACGGCGCGGACCCGTCCATCGCGGCGCTGACCGGCCGGATCGAGGTGCGCTTCGCCGACCAGACACTGGTGACGCAGGCGATCAACGGCGAGGCCTGCGAGATGGAGTTCTCCTACAGCCTGCCTTCCGGCGAGAGCTTCACCTTCACCGTGCATGCCGTCTACCTGCCGCGCCCGCGCATCGAGATCTCCGGGCCGCAGGGGGTGCAGGCGACCTTCGACTGGCAGGCCGCTCGCGACAGTGTCGTCGGACGGATGTGCACGGCAACCCTCGTGAACGATGTGGAGACGTATTGAGTATCCGTCATGCGCAAGCGGGTTTTTCCGCCCACAGGCGGTCGGCCTTGACCAGGGCATTCGCGATCTCGATCAGCTTCCGCATGAGCGCGACGAGTGCGATTTTCGCGGGCTTTCCGGCTTCGCGCAGTTGCTGATACTTGGCCTTGAGATCCGGGTTGAACCGCATGGCGACCAGAGCGGGCATGTAGAGCGCGTCGCGCAGCGGCTTTCGTCCGCCGCTGATGAAGGACTTGCCCTTCCATTGGCCTGACTCCCTGTTGTGAGGAACCAGCCCGGCCAGGCTTCCAGCCTGCTTTCGCCCGAGCGTGCCGATTTCCGGGAGAAATGTGAGAATTGCAGCGGCGGCAATCTGCCCGATGCCGGGGATCGAGCTCAGGATGTCGCGCTTGCGTGCGCTCGTCGTATCCTCGGCGATGCGCCGTCCGATCTCGGCGTCAAGCTCGCCGATCTGCCGTTCGACCAGGACGAGGCGTGCGTTGGTCTGACGCCTCAGCAGGGCGCTGGTCAGGATCAGGCGGCGGTTTACGCAGACGCCCCCGCTCCTTGATCAGTGCGGCTCGCGCCGTCTGCAAGTCACGAAGATCGCGCAAGTTTTCAGAAACGGGCTCGTCGGGCTCCAGCTCCAACGCGACCCCCATGCGCGCCAGACAGCGGGCGTCCACCGCATCTGTCTTGGCATGCGTTCCGACAGCCTGCGCGAAGCGCCGCGCCTGCAGAGGGTTGACCTTCACGAGCGGGAACTTGCCCGAGAGAGCCGTCTCCAGGCGACGATGATAAGGCCCTGTCGCCTCGTACACGAGGCGCGTCACGTCCAGTGGGGCGAGCCATTTCTGCAGGGCGCGCACGCCCTGTGCCGAATTCTCGAACTGCCTCGCCTCATTCCCCTCCAGATCGAATGCATCGAGGTGGGATTTGGAAATGTCGATCCCGATCGTGTGCTCCGTCATCTTCGCCGTGTCCTATCCTTGTCATGCGTGACGCAAGCACGCGTATCCGTTCAGGCCCTGGGTGAAGACGGCGGCCGATCCCACTCAATACCGGTCCCGCTGACCTTTGCTGACACGATCCGACCGCCGCCATGGCCCGCCATAAATGGCGTGGCGGGCCATGGCTCCCGAGTATCCCGAGAACCGAGGAGATTCATAAGACAATGCTCACGCTCGACCTGACGAACGCGCCGCGCTGGCACGCCCTCGCCCCCGGCGTCCGGGTGCAACTCCGCCCGCTGACCACAGCGCTGATGGTGGCGACGCGCAGCGATCCGGCTGTCGAGGCAGTGCCGGAAGATGCGAGTGACGAGGAACGCGCCGTCGCCTTCGCCAAGGCACTGGCCCGACGCGCGGTGCTTGCCTGGGAGGGCATCGGCGACGCGGACGGCAATCCCATCGACCCGAGCCCGGAGGCCATCGACGCGGCTCTGGACATCTGGCCGATCTTCGAGGCCTTCCAGCTGACCTACGTCTCCAAGGGCCTGCTGCTGGAACAGGAAAAAAACGCCTCTGCGTCCTCGCCGAGTGGCACTTCGGCGGGGGCGATCGCTACTGCGAAGCGTGCCCGCAAACGTGCACGGAATGTCCCGCGCGGCTGAACCGACCGCTGACCCATGAGGGCTGGCAGGTCTGGGACCTGGTCGGCCGGCTGGGGGGCCAGCTGCGGGTGATCCCCGGCGCCATCGTCGGCTGGGACCTGACCTCGGCACTCGCGGTTGGCGAAGCTCTCGGGGTGCCTGCTGCCGCAGCAGCCGAACTGCTGCCCGTCATCGAGGCGGCGATGGTGGCGAAGCTCAACGAACAGATGAAGTCAGGCGGCCTCGAGGGGCGTGATGTCTGAGACGTCGATCATGTCGCGCGCCCGGGCGAGATCCCAGGCCCGCTGCAGGTTCATCCAGTATTCCGGGGTCGTGCGGAAGAACGTCGCGAGCCGGATTGCAGTGTCCACGGTGAGCGCGGTTTCACCCTTCACCAGGCGCTCGATCCGCGTGCGGGGAACGTGAAGACGCTTGGCGAGCGCGATCGGGCTCAGGCCGAGCGGCCCGAGGTAGAGTTCCGAGAGGACCTCGCCGGGGTGAGAGGGGTGCTTCATCAGTGTCATGTCGCGTCCTTTCAATGGTAGTCGACGATCTCGACATCGGCCGGTCCCTGATCGGTCCACACGAAGCAGATGCGCCACTGGCCGTTGATACGCACCGAATGCTGCCCAGCGCGGTCGCCCTTCAGTTCCTCGAGGTGATTGCCCGGTGGAAACCGGAGATCCTCGAGGACCACGGCGGCATCGAGTGCCGACAGCATCGCCCGCGTCCGCCTGACCAGGTCGGCCGGGAAACCCTTGCCGAACCGGTCTGCCACCGCGTTCGCCGCGAGCTTGCCCTTCGTGCTGACGATCATGAGGGCATGTATCACGTCATGATACATATTTCAAGGGGGCGGTGAGCCGCTCTTGAGTCCGACATCATCCCGAGAGAACCCGAATGGCCGAGAAACGCGTCTCCGTCCGCCTCGCCGCGGTCGGCGGCCGCCAGGTCCGTGCCGAACTGGAAGGCATCGGTGAGGCCGGCTCGCGCGGGTTCGGCCGCCTGTCCACCGAGATGGAACTGGCCAACACGCGCCTCGCGAGCTTCGCGCGCCGGGCGGGGATCGCGCTGGCGGCGGTCGCTGCGGCGGCTGCGGCGGCCGGGGTGGCCATGGTCCGCTCGGGGCTTGCGAACATCGATGCGCAGGCCAAGCTCGCGCAGTCGATGCGCACGAGTGTCTAGAGCATCCAGACCCTGGCTCAAGCCGGGGAGTTGGCGGGCGTCTCGATGGGCGAGATCGAGCAGGCGACGAAGAAGCTGACGACGCGCCTGTCGGAGGCCGCCAGCGGCTCGGGCGCGGCCGTCGGTGCGCTGCGGCGGCTGAACCTGACGGCGGCGGAACTGCAAGCCTTGCCGCTCGACCAGCGGATCGTCGCCATTCAGGACGCGCTGAACCGCTTCGTGCCCGAGGCGGAACGTGCGGCCGTGGCTTCCGACCTCTTCGGCGACCGGGCTGCGCTCGCGTTCCTGCGGATCGACAGCGCCACGCTGCGCGATGCCGCCCGCGACGTGCAGGACTTCGGG